ATACGTCATTCCAACGACCTTTACCTTTTAATTTTCTTTCTACGTTGATGTGATCAAGTACTACATCTCCGAAAGTAATTCCAGGACGACCAGCTGCTTTAATTAAGTAAGCGGGAATACCTTCAATGTACATAATGAATCGGTTTGCTACTTTTGGTTCAAAAGCGGTAAACATTATTTCCGTAGGATCTAATAATTCTGCCATAGTTTTTAAGTTTTAGTTAATTTATTAATAAATATCTTTTGTATTATGATTTTTTTAACTTATATTTATTTTTAATAATTATTATTGGCATCGAACCTAAATCATATATGAGTAAACGAAAAATACAATTAATTACAAGATCTTGTAAATTGAAATCTTGCAAAAATACATTTGAGTGTAAACCAGCACATACTAAAGTATACTGTAGTAAAAAATGTGCAAATGCCGATCCAGAAATTAAACAAAAACAACGAATTGCATTGCAAAAAGTTTGGAATGAAAAGTATAATGGAAAACATCCAATGGCAAATAAAGTGGTTCAAGATAAACATAAAAACACAATGATTAAAAACCATGGCTGTGAACATGCTTTACAAAATACTCAATTACTAGAAAAATCTAAAATTACAAAATACAATAAATACGGGGCGTTAACAAACATAACAAAAGTAAAACAAACTAAATTACTTCGATATGGTAATGAAAATTACAATGGTCATGAAAAACGGTCTTTAATAAAATATCATACTATTGTGTCTTCATGGAAACATTTAACTCCGCTATTTACTGAATCTGAATTTACTGGCGTATCAAAAAATCAAACGTATAAATTTAAATGTAATTTATGTAATTATGAGTTTGAACGAAATTTAGACAATGGATACATTCCTAAATGTAAACCATGCTCCATGAAGAATTCTATTAATGTTCAGTCAATTGGAGAAAAAGAAATAATTGATTATATACGAAGTATTAGTTCTACTAAAATTGTAGAAAGAGATCGTACAGTATTACATGGAAAAGAATTAGATATCTATTTACCAGAATTAAATTTAGCAATTGAATTTAATGGAATATATTGGCATTCAGAATCTAATTTACAAAATAAATTTTATCACTTAAACAAAACAACTAAATGTGCTATACGTGGAATACAATTACTACATATTTTTGATTATCAATGGTATCAAAAACAAGAAATTGTTAAATCAATGTTAATGTCTAAATTGAAATCTACAACTTCTATTCCAGCAAGAAAATGTTCTATTAAAAAAGTTAATTTTGCAGTTAAAAAAGAATTTTTAAATTCTACTCATATACAAGGCACATGTAATTCATCTGTTAACGTTGGATTGTATTTTAATAACGAATTAGTAGCTATAGCTACGTTTGGGAAATCTAGATACGATAAAAATTATCAATGGGAATTACTACGTTATTCAACTAAACTGTATACTACAGTAATAGGAGGATTTTCAAAATTATTAAGTTATTTCATAAAAACCTATAAGCCTGATAACATATTAACGTATTGTGACCGTACTACTTCATCAGGAAACTTATACATCAAAACAAAATTTAAGTTAATTGGAAACACTTCAATGAACTATTTTTATTTTAAAAACGCATCTGTATTTTCTCGGGAACAATTTCAAAAACATAAACTTAATGAAAAATTAACAACGTTTGACTCTAATTTAACTGAGTATGAAAATATGCAGATAAATGGGTTTGATCGATTTTGGGATTGTGGTAATTTTAAATTTTTACTAGAGATTAGTTAAATTTTATTCCGGGTAGAGAATTGCGTATTTTAATTGGGCTAAACGTTCTTGAAGCTAATGAATAAAAGAAAAGGAACTATTTCTAGCTCCTTTCTGATGTTTTCATTGATTTTAGTTGTTGTAAATTTATTATCGGTTAGTCGGTGACATTCTACCAAAAGCTCTACCCATTCCAGAATCTAGAACATTTTCCACAGCTTCATCAAACGCCTGTTCTAGGTTATTAGATTCTAATCCATCTTTAACTGCTTGAAGTAGCTCTAGTGCCTCTGCAATTTTTTTACGTTCAAGTAGCTTAATTAAGACATCTAAATTGGATTTTGGATCGCGATACATTTCTTTCAGTGCTCTACGAACCTCTTCTCTTATTAGCTTTTTTAGTTCTAATGCGTTCATTGTTTTAAGTTTTATTATTTAATATAAATATCAGTCTTTTGAAAAAACAAAAGAAAAGCCCATATTTCTATGGGCTCTTTCTATTTTATTAGTTATTATTACGCACCAGGAAATGCAGCACCGGTTGGTAAGATGTTGAAGTCAATAATAATGAATTCAGCAGTCTTAGTCGGTTGCAAAAATATTTGACCATACATAATGTTACGATCAACGATATCTGGAGTGTTATTTGTTTCATCCATAATAACTCGGAATGCATACAAACCTTGACGCTGTTGAACTGATTCTAAATAAGGATTAACGATATTTAAAAATCTGTTGCGAGTTGCAGCTGTGTTCTGTTCAAATACTAAATATCTAGAAGCAGAAGCGATATATTTTTTAACTGCAATTAACAATCGTCTTACGTTGATTCTATCCAATGCGGATGGACGAGCTTGAAGTGTTTTCTGACCCCATACTACAACCCCTGTTCCAGGGAAAGTAGCAATTGGATTTACACGACCTTCATACAACTCATCTCTGTCAGCGTGAGTTAATCTTGTATAAGCATCGAGTACGGAAGTTAAACCACCACGATTTAAACCGGCAGGCGCATACCATTCAGCAGCTACTCGATCATTAAATGCAAGAACTCCAGGAATTACAACGGATGGTGGAACCCATACTGGACGATTGATATTTGCATCTACTATTTTAACCCATGGATAATACGTAGCAGCGTAATTGTTATCAAAAGCTTCAATTTCAGATACTGCAGCTGCAATATTATCTGTCAATCCAACGCAATCAAATACAAGGAATGTATCAGCGCGATCCAAACACATTTGCGATGCATAGTCAATTACTGAAGAGTGAAGTGATTGAATAACACCTGGCATTACCAACATGTTAATGTCAATTTCATCTGCGTTAGATAAAGTATCAATAGCTTGCTTATACACTGAATAATCTTTTGCTGTATTAGAACTTAAATCATATCCTTGAGTATTTGCAGCTAATATATCTTCCCCAACAGCAATTCTACGATTAGGCTGAATTCCATCCGCACCACCTTGAAATGGCACGATAAATTTACGAGAATCAATAGTGGTATTAGTTGTTAAATCAATAGATCCTGTATATGGAGAAGCTGCTGACGGATAATTAGCTCCAGATTCTTGGTTGAAATTAGAAAGCAAGAAAGCTACATTTGATCCTACTGTTGCTCCTGTTTTTGGCAATGGCTTTAAGTAGTTTATATTATCTGTGCTAGCTAAATCATAATCAAATCCATAAAATTTACGTTTGTTATAAACTCCATTAACTTGCTGAGCTGATACAAAAGACGCAGCCGTTATAGAAGTAAATGCACTCGGTAATGGATTATACAACGCAGCAAATCCAAAAGGAACTAATTCTGCAGAGTAAACTGCATTTTTAACGTTGTCATCTAATTCAACGTATACATATTTAGATTTATTTGGATAATCACCATGGATAGTTACTCGACCATCAGCATCTATTGTTTTATAACGATCACCAATAACTCGTCCAATGTATCTTGGTGAGTTAGGATCTAAATTAACGTTATCAAACGACTCTAACACGTTAGGTCGAACATCAGTGTCTTGAGTTGTATATGGAGATCCAACTGCATTTAATTTAGTTTGATCAACGGCGCGAACTACAACAGCAAATGAACCGTATTCTGATCCTGCAATTGTTCCGGCCGGCTTAATATTACTAATAGCAATCTTAACTTCGTAATTAGAATGAACTCCATCTGCGTGAGTATGTAGTTTAAATAAATTGAAATTAGCGCTATTAACAGTCTGAGAAATGATCCATGGAGTTTGAGCTTCTAAATATCCATCTTCAAAATCAAACGATCCTGTTTCTAAATATACATAGCTATTAGCATCAGCAGCTAACGAAGCGGAAGCAGCTTGTCTAAACATTGTATATAAATAAGCCGGAGCTGAAGTTACATTAGCTTGACGAGAAAATACTCGAGTTAATGAATTTGCATCACTGTTGCTTAATGAGCAACTGTAAAATGCAGTTGCCGGACCTTTTGCATTAGGATATTCTGCTGTGTCTACTGTATACGATCCGGAAATTTTAATTACAAACGATCCAGTACCGTTAGAAGTTAATACGGATTGACCAAATAAATTGGTTGTTCCGTCGTAAAATGCATTCGTTTCAGATAACACTTGCGAAGGATGTAGAAGTGCAATATGCTTCTTACCAAACGACCCTGTAGCTACAACTGCTACTGGATTTAATAATGAATATCCGTCGTCGTGAAGAACACGCACAACTGTTAATTGACCTGAATTTTCCAGGTATTCTTTTGCCGTGTAAGGCAAATATAAATTAGGATTGGTATCACCGAATATTTGAACGAAATCTCCGTATGAGTTTACAGATGTTGGAATCATTGCCGGACCTTTAATTGTTGGTCCTACAAAAGCGGCTCCGATAGCTGCAATACCCGCGGGGAGAAACGACAAATCTTTTTCTTCAGTAAATACGCCGGGACTGACGATTCTTTCTGCCATTGTTTATAGATTTAAAATAGGTTATTAATTACTAATAAATATGAATCAGTATTCTCAAACAGACGCGTTGGTAGCAGTAAACATACCAGTTTCTAAATTAATTTCTCCTGTACCATATTTTTTAGTAATTTCGCTTGCAAAGTTAGATTCTTCAATTTGAATTTCCAAATACTCTTTACTAAAATCTTCTTCTAATTTCTGAAGTCGAGCTATTTGCGTTTCTAAATTGATTTGTTCTACTTTTAGTTGTCCTAATTTACCTGTTACAGTAGTGTATTTATCCTGTAAAGATTTAATTTTTTGAACTTCTTCCTCGGTAAGTTGTACTGGATTGCTCATAACTAATTATTATTTATATTATTTATATTAATTATATTAATTATATTTTATTTTATTTTATTATTATATATAATATATTATTAATAATTATAGGGGTTTCTTTTGAAACTAATTGAAAATTAAATGAATTTTCAATTTTCTTTTATCCAATCCACGAT